GGCTAGAAAACCACGACATTTTGCTTGATGAATTAGAGCTAATGTATGACGCACACATGACTATTGGCGGTCAACAAAACAGGTTTAATGCCAGTGTCATACGCGCTGCAATTAACGTGATAAAGTCCATTTAGTAAACCCGACCAAAGGACACCCGACAATGAATGACCAACTAGAAATGTTTACGACCACACTCGGATTGGCTGGTGAAAAAACGCAAGTTGCGTTAAACCATCCAAGTGTTGCCATAGCGCGCAATGCACCGGACACGTCACGCGAAGCAGGCGAAGCAGCAAAACCGCACGCAGGCAAACAACGTGAGGTAGTGCACTTTTGGATTAAATGGGCAGGCCGCACAGAGGCTAAAGGCATGACCGCAGACGAAATAAGTGTGCTATTAGAACTACCTGCACAATCTGTGTCAGCGCGCATTAACGGCTTGCATCGAGACGCGTACATTGTAGACAGTGGCATTAGGCGCAAAACACGGTACGGCAGAAACGCAATCGTTTGGGTGGCCTGCTAATGATTACGGAATATGCAACAGAAAAACAATGCAAATACATTTGGGGTTTAATGTTGCAGGTTGACAAAGAGCCTAAATGGATGTCAGATATGACTCGATCTGCTGCTGCTGCGTACATAAAAGAATTGTTAGAACGCGTAGAAATGCTTGCTAATGGCACACTTTGACCTGTCGCTTTACGAAACAGTTGCACAACGCTTAGAGCGCTGGTGGACTAAATACGAGACAGGGCGCATCATCACCACCATTCACCACTATGACGGCTCAACAATCATCATGCGCGCTGAGGGCTACAACAACGAGGACAGGCTCATTGCCACAGGTTACGCAGAGGAAGTATTTGGCAACAGCCCGGTCAACAAAACCAGTTTCTTAGAAAACTGTGAAACCAGCGCCATTGGGCGCATGATTAGCAACAGCCCAATAGGGCACACAGGCGAGCGCGCATCATCTACAGAAATGGAAAAGGTCAACCGCATTAACAGTGCGCCGGCTAAACCAGACAGTCACGGCAGTGCTACACCGAAACAGATCGGTTTCTTAAAAAGCCTTGCGCGCGGTAAAGGATGGGATGATCTGCAGCTGCTCGAATACATTCACCGCTTACTACAGGTTGATGACTGTGTAGTTGAGACACTTACCGCTGGTCAATGCTCGGCCGTCATAGATGGGCTAAAGAAATGAGCACCATCACAGACGAACTAAAGATATTGATAGCCATTTGCGATCTACTGCAACAAGTCAATTCTATGCACGATTTTGTTGGCAAGGATGAGGTTGACAGCCGGTTGCGTTGGGCAGCACAAAACACTGCAAACAAAATAAACCGACTATCAAACCTGAACGGCTAAAACTATGAGAAACCCTAACGATGAGTACGACCGCCTACATGACCACATGACCGCGATAGCGCGTGAGCGTGACAATGCTGTGCGCACCATTGACACGTTGACGTTTGTGCCGCTAGCGATCGTGTAAGCGCCTAGCGTGGCTGAAGGGCTAGCGGTAAGGCTTGTAGCGCCTGTGTAATTTGCAGCGCTTAAAACGGCTGTAATGCGCGCTGATGAGGTTTGGCTAGTAGTGGCTGTTTCGGGCAGATTGCCCTGTGACAGCACATAAGTGTTATCGGCGGCTGCAATGCTGTAGGTGGTCATTCCAGCCATGTTGTAGGTCTGGTTAAACGTAGTTACTACACCTGTAAAAAGGTACTCACCGTTGCGGCTAAGCCTGATCGGGCGCAATGGCGCTAGACCTGGCTGATCTGTCAATTGGTTGTAATACACGCTAGATGTGTTAAGCGGGTCATAATCACGGTTGCCTACTGGCACGCTGATTGACACAGACATTGTGCCCGGCCCAAATACGTCTAAGGGTTTGTGGCGGCCTCGACTAATAGTAATTAACTGTGCTACATCGGTAATGTCGTTAAAGTCCACGCCGTCACCGTCAAGCACATCTGTGCCGTTAAGTGTTGAGTCATCAAGATAAAAGGCAGATGAGTCATAACCGCTGGACAGCTCTAAAAGGTATGTGCCGCCAGTGATGACGGTTGCACCAGCCATTACCTAATAGCCAAGTCAAGCGGCCCATACACTTGCGTGTATTGCGTTAGCGCGTCAACAACTGATCTGCCAATATCGGCTGCAGATGAGATACCGCCAGACACGTTGATTGTTACGCCACCGCCCATGCCACCGTTTCTGCCGTTTAACGGTATGACTGCCTCTGGGCCTGCTTCACCAATCATTGCCAATGTCGGGCCTGTCACGATGCCACCGCTAGCCATTCGAGGAATAGTTATTTGGCTTGCTGGGCTTGGCTTGTCGTTTTTGCTTAAAAAATTGCCAGCACCATCAAGGATGTTTGCTACTTGACCCACAATTGGAAAAACAAGACCGCCAAGTAACCGCGCTGCAAAACCGCCAATTTTGTTAATTCTGTCCATTGAGTCTGCCAATTTGTTAAAAGCGACAGCCATTGCAACAATGCCAACTGCGGCTATAACAAAAGGGTTTAATGACATTGCAAGATTAACTGCCACAATTGATGCGGCAACAGCACCAATTGCAGCAGCAATTTTAATAAACGCGTCTGGGTTATCTTGTGCCCAATCCGCAAAGTTTTGCAAGATCGGCAGACCTGCCTCAATTACAGGAATAAGAGCTGCGCCGATTGATTCTTTAGTTTCGTCTAAAGAGTTTTTTAATATCTTAAATTTACCTGCTGCAGTGTTTGCGCCGGCTGCTGCTGCACCGCCAAACGTGCCGCCTAAAACATTCATTACGTCATCAAGTGATGCGCCGTCTTTAATCATCATTTTAATCTCTGGCGATAAGGCTTGTAAGCCTTTCATGTTGCCGCCGTAAGCCTTAGCAAGAGCATCGCTTACCTCTGCCAATGATTTGCCTGACCCTGCAGAAATGTCTTGTGCCAATGACAGAGCGTCTGTGGCTGTAGCAATATCTTTAGTGCCACGCACAAGGCTTGCCAATGCCGGACGCAATTCGCTATCGGCTGTACCAGTTGCTCTAGACATCGAGGCAATCATGTCCTCGCTGGCTTTAACTTGTGCGTCTGTTGCGCCAGTGACGTTTTGCAATGTCAAAGCCAAAATTGCTTGCTCCGCTTCGTCCTCCATTGCTGCTTTAGTTGCGCCGACAAGAGCAACGCCTAAACCTGCGAGAGCTGCTGCCGCTGGCACTGCAGCCTTTTTTATTGCAAACTGTGCTTTTTCGCCTGCAGTCTCTAACTGCTTAAATTCTTTAATTGCTTTGTTAATACCTTTGCCATCAAACTCTGAGATAATTGGAATAGATAGCATTACATTGCCCGCCTTACTGTGCGCGCCGTGTCTAATATCATCTTTTCCATTTCTGACTCAATGCCTCGCCGCGCTTTATACACGGCAGGCCCAATCAAACGTGTGCGACCAGCGCCGACAAAACCTAACTGATCGCCTAAACGATTTGCGTTAGCGCGGCCTGCAGTCTCAAAGATCGCTGTTGCTGGGTCTTTTTGCTCTATCAGGATTACGCCTACAGCATTGCGCCGAGTGTCAATACGCAATTTGACACCGCTTTTTGCTTTTGCCACGCTAAACGGAAATAACTGACGGCCTCGACTAGACCACTTGTAAGCCATACCAGACAACGGCACTTGCGTGTATTGATCTTTTGCCGCGTTAATTGCTGGTTGTGCAATCTCGTTTGCTTTTGTTCTAAAGTCTTTTTGCAACTGTGGGTCAATCTTTTTTAGCGCGTTAATAGTGTCTTTAACCCCTAACACTTGGATTGTTGTTGATGTTGACATTGTTACCGCTTCCGTTGCTCGTTAATAACTGTAATCACTGTAAGCAAGTCGCGCGCGCCAAACGGTATTTGTTGTTCAGGCCAAAAACCTGTTGCGGCACAAACTTCGGCTAGTTGCCGTCTGTAAGTGCCGCTTCCGTAGGGTTTGGGTTTGTTAAGTCCGCTTCTGGCAAAACATCCATTTCAGGGTTTTGTTTTAGCCATTCCATAAAGTCATCAGGCAGTTTTTCGCCTTTAACTTTTAGCAATGTATAAGCCCAAAATGACCAGTCACGAAACCCTGAGTTTGGTGCATCAATTGGTTTTTTATTAAACTTTTCTTCCCACAGAGCAGTGCTAAACAACGTGGTGTATAGATACTCTGGCTCTGCTGCAATGGTACGAGTCAACTTTAGTTTTATACGCATGTGCCTGCTTTCGTGTCGGGCCGTTGCCGGCTGTTTTTAAGACGTTGCGACTGAGTAAACGCCACCAGTAAACGTGATGTCAATTGTGTCTAGCGCGCCTAGTGCGGCGTTGACAATTGGCAAGGTTTCTAGGTAGCAACCTGTCAAAGTTGAGATTGGGTTTGTGGCGCTAGTTGCCGCGCTGGTTGGCTTGATCGTCACCGTTGTTGATGTGCCAACAAGAGCAGCCAATGTTGCGTAAGTCTCTGAC